GCCAACTGGCCCTTCTGGTGGGCCTGTAGGGCCCACAGGGCCAACAGGTGCCACTGGCCCCACAGGAACTGGTCCTACTGGTCCTACTGGGCCTACTGGGTCTACAGGTGGGGTTGGGCCTACTGGACCTACTGGATCTACAGGTGAGGTTGGGCCTACTGGACCTACAGGCCCCACTGGCGCTACTGGCGCTGCTTCAACTGTGGCTGGCCCCACTGGGCCTACAGGCGCGCAAGGTACTTCATCAAGCCTTTTCTTGTATCAGGCTGACACGTCCAATACCTCGGGTTATCCCGGCGATGGGCATATTCTTTGGAATAACGCTACGCAAATTAGCGCGACCAGTATTAACGTTAGCCATTTGACAAATAACAATCAAGATATTGACATTTTTTTAGCTCTGCTGGTTCAAACTGAAACAATCATTATTCAAGACCAAAACGCAAGCGCCAATTTTCAAAAATGGACAATTTCTGGCACGCCGACAAACGTCAATCCTGGGGCGGCCAATAGCTATTGGACCTATCCTGTTACGCTAGTGTCTTCTGGTGGCACAGGAACAACAGGGTTTGCTAATAACCACAATATTTTCCTGGCCTTGGTGAATGGCGTTACTGGGCCAACCGGCCCTGCCGGCCCAACAGGAGCAACTGGCGCTGCATCAACTGTTGCTGGTCCTACTGGCCCCACTGGAGCCACTGGCGGTATAGGCCCCACTGGTCCTACAGGCCCAACAGGTTCTACTGGTGGTACTGGCCCCACTGGTCCAACAGGAGCCACTGGTCCAACAGGTGCAACCGGCCCCAACTCCCTTACAGTCGGCACAACGACTGTTGCCAGCGGCACGTCTGGCTATGCCCTGTTCAACAATGCAGGCACGCTGGGCAACACCAACACGCTGACAAGCTTCACGCTGTCTGCTGTGACGGTAAACGACGGCTACACCGAAGAGACGGTAACAGCCAATACCACCACGGCCTACACAATCTCCCTTGCCAACGGCACCTTCCAAATCCTAACCCTGACCGGCAACTGCACCTTCACGTTCCCGACCGCCACGGCAGGGCAATCCTTCATGATGTTCCTGAAGCAAGACGCCACTGGCTCCAGGACTGTGACATGGCCTGCTGTCGTTAAGTGGCCATCCTCGACAGCGCCGACGATCACGGCGACAGCTAGCAAGGGGGATAAATTCGTGTTTACCGCTGATGGTACGAACTGGCTGGGTTCAGTTGCTGGGCAGAATTACCTGTAATGTTTAGCGCGAACACAACTCAGGTTGCGCCTGCAACAGCGGCTAGGGCGATTGCTGTGTGTGGTGGTCTGACGGGCGTATTTGTGTACCCGTGGACTAATGCTAGTGGGTTTGGAACAAGGTACACTGATCCGGGAACAATTGGTGGAAGCGCATTTACTAGTGTGGCTTTTAGCCCAAATGGATCAGCCATTGCTGTAACGACAGACACAAGCCCTTTTATTTACGCTTATCCATGGTCTGGGAATGGGTTTGGAGCCAAATATGCTAATCCAGCCACATTACCGACAGGCACTGGGCAAGGTGTAGCTTTTAGTCCTGATGGTTCCGCGATTGCTGTTGCTCATATTGCAACGCCGTTTGTGTCGGCCTATCCATGGTCAGCGTCTGGCTTTGGAACCAAATACGCAAATCCTGTCACATTGCCGCCAAACACCGGGAACGGTGTTGCCTTTAGCCCTGGCGGAACGGCAATTGCAGTTGCTCATAACTCATCGCCACATGTGGCGGCGTATCCATGGTCAAATTCCGGTTTTGGCACCAAGTACGCAAATCCGGCTACATTGCCCCCCGGCAATGCGTTTGGCGTAGCTTTCAGTCCAGATGGTTCTGCAATTGCGGTAGTTAATGTTGTTGCGCCGAATGTGAACGCTTATCCATGGTCTGGTTCTGGGTTTGGGACTAAATATGCTAATCCATCCACACCTCCGGCATCAATTAGCAACGGTGTAGCTTTCAGCCCGAACGGTTTTGCAATCGCAATAGCTCACAACACTACGCCGTTTGTATCAGCATACCCGTGGTCAGCTTCCGGCTTTGGAGCCAAATACGCCAACCCATCCACTTTGCCGACTAGCACGGGACGCGGAGTTGCATTCAGCGGAGACGCCACAGCCCTAGCAGTGGCTCATGCTAGCAGCCCAAACATCTCCGTCTATGCGTGGTCAGCAAGCGGCTTTGGAGCCAAATACGCCAATCCATCAACTGCCGTAAGCAGCGACGGGTATGCCGTCGCCTTCACTTCCGGCGGGTATCCGGTTCAGCAGATTGCTGTTGCTCATGCCACAACGCCATATGTGTCTGCGTATCCTTGGTCAGGTTCGGGGTTTGGAACTAAATATGCTAATCCGTCTACTTTGCCGACAGGCAATAGGTTTGGGGTAGCTTTCAGTCCTTCTGGTTCTGCAATTGCTGTTGCTCATAATACAACGCCACATGTGGCGGCGTATCCATGGTCTGGTTCTGGCTTTGGAACTAAGTACGCCAACCCATCCACATTACCGACAGGCAATGGGTTTGGGGTAGCTTTCAGTCCTTCTGGTTCCGAAATTGCTGTTTCTCATGCCACAACGCCGTTTGTGTCTGCATATCCTTGGTCAGCGTCTGGGTTTGGAACTAAATATGCTAATCCGTCCACTTTGCCGACAGGCAGTGGGTTTGGGGTAGCTTTCAGTCCTTCTGGTTCCGAAATTGCTGTTTCTCATGCCACTACGCCGTTTGTATCTGCGTATCCTTGGTCAGGTTCGGGGTTTGGAACTAAATATGCTGATCCATCCACTTTGCCGACAGGCAGTGGGTTTGGGGTAGCTTTCAGTCCTTCTGGTTCTGCAATTGCTGTTGCTCATAATACACCGCCATGTGTGTCTGCATATCCATGGTCTGGTTCTGGCTTTGGAACTAAATATGCTGATCCATCCACTTTGCCGACAGGCAGTGGGTTTGGGGTAGCTTTCAGTCCTTCTGGTTCCGAAATTGCTGTCGCTCATAGCTCATCGCCATATGTGTCTGCGTATCCTTGGTCAGGTTCGGGGTTTGGAACTAAATATGCTAATCCATCCACTTTGCCGACAGGCACTGGGTTTGGGGTAGCTTTCAGTCCTTCTGGTTCCGAAATTGCTGTTGCTCATGACTCATCGCCGTATGTGTCTGCGTATCCTTGGTCAGGTTCGGGGTTTGGAACTAAATACGCCAACCCATCCACTTTGCCGACAGGCAGTGGGTCTGGGGTAGCTTTCAACACAATCACTTAGGAGAGAGATAAATGACCGAAATCACCAAAGAAACCCCAAAGACCCGCGAGGAAATCCTCGCCATCAACCTCGAAGCTCGTGAGCAAGAGGTGATGTGCTACCAGATCAACATCGACAACTACACGCTGGCGCTTGATAACATCGCCGCCATGAACAGCATCGACCGTGCGGAACTGGCTGGCTTTGTCGATCAGTTGACCGGCCTTCTTGCCTCAGAGCGGCTGGAGCAGAAGAAGGCTAAAGTGATGCTGGCGGTGCTGAAGCAGCAATTGGGAGACTGAAATGCTCTACGTCAAAGCCATCGACAATCAGATCGTCGCGTATCCTTACACGCAAACTGATCTGATGCGGGACGCCCCTTCAACGAGTTTCCCGAATGGCATCCTGTCGCCTGCCAGTCTGGCTGAATGGAACGTCTACCCGGTCCATTACTCGGATCAGCCGGTGGTCGATGTTTTGACGCAGCGCATGGTCGAGATTGCCCCGTTGTTTGATGGGCAATCCTGGATTCAGCAGTGGGCTGTTGAGGCTCTCCCGCAGGATGAGATCGACGCCCGCAATGCCCAGCAGGCATCCTCAGTGCGCGCAGAGCGCAATGCCCGGCTTGCTGCCACCGACTGGATGGTCGTCAAGGTATTGGAGGCTGGGCAACCCCAGGACTTCTCTGTGGCGGCGTATCGCCAGGAATTGCGTGACGTGCCAAGCCAGCCGGGCTTTCCCCTCAACGTGATTTGGCCAAAGGTGCCGTGATGAACCAAGACATTTTCAACGCCATGATGTCGATAGGAGTAGCGGGCTTTGGCTGGCTGCTGAAGACAGTCTGGGATGCCATTGGCGCGCTGAAGGAAAGCCTCATAAAACTGGAGCGCGAGATGCACACGTCCTATGTGAGCAAGGCAGATTACCGCCAGGACATCACGGAGATGAAGGACATGCTGAAGGCGATCTTTGAAAAGCTGGATAAGAAAGCTGATAAATGACCCCTATTCAAGCACAATACGTAGCAGCGGCCAGCACCCCCAGCGATATCAACGAACACCTCCCGACCCTTTTCAATCTGGCCAATGAATGCGAGCATGTCACCGAGTTTGGTGTTCGCTGGGGTTCAAGCACAAGCGCTTTCCTGGCGTCTAAGGCGTGGGTTGTCAGTTATGACATTGACCAGCATCCTTACGCGCTTCACTTATTTGGACTGGCGCTTGAAGAAGAAAAACAGGCAAAGTTTATCAAAGCCGACACCCTAACGCTTGACGTTATAGCTGGAACTGATCTGCTGTTCATCGACACCCTGCACACATACGCACAACTTCGGCACGAGCTATTCACGTTTCACAATAGCGTTTTAAAATACATTGCCTTGCATGACACGGTGACCTTTGGCCAGACGGGCGATGATGGTGGCCCCGGCTTGATTCTGGCTGTGTGGGAGTTTCTTACAACATTCCCCGAATGGCGGATCAAGGCTCACTATTCAAACAATAACGGTCTGACAGTTCTGGAACGTGCATGATCCCTTTGGTCGTCTGCACGAATGGCAGCCCTCACCTTTCCCGGCTGCTGGAGACGGTGGACGAATACGCTTCTAATGAGGTTGAGGTTTGGGTTTTCAACGGCACTCAGGGCAATTTCGGTGATGCCTACAACCACGCCATGCGCGAAGTGTTTGAGTGTTACGATGAAATCCTGATCGCAAATGATGACATCGCCCTGACGCCATCCTCCATCCGAAAGCTGATGGATGACGTGAAGGCGCTGAAGCGAACTGTGCCTCGCCTGGGGCTGGTGGCCTCCAGGGCTGATAATGTGAGGGACATTCAAAAGGGCAACCCTCTGGACCAGTGGAAGCCGGTAGAGGCTCATGCCATCTCTCCCATCTTGGCCTGGATTAGCAAGGAAGCCTTTGAGGCCGCGCCGTTTCCGCCAATCAACTGGTACTCAGATGATGTGCAGTGCGCTGATCTTCGCGCCCTCGGGTATCAACATTTTATCTCCCGCGCATTTGTCTTTCACGTTGGGTCGGCTACCATTGGTCACGATACGAAGCGCCATGTTGATGAGGCGCGACCATGGATTGTCAAAAACCGACCCCAGTACGCATTGGAATGGGGTTTGATCGAGAGGCCCCCTTTGAAGATTGCCATTTATGCCATCAGCAAAAACGAAGCCCAGTTTGTCGAGAGGTTCTGCAATTCCGCCAAGGATGCTGACCTGATCCTGATTGCCGACACCGGCAGCACAGACGACACGGCAGAGCTTGCAGCAAAGCATGGGGCTATCGTGCATAGCATCCACATCAAGCCGTGGCGCTTTGATCTGGCTCGCAATGCTGCCCTGGCGCTGATCCCTGCCGACATCGATATCTGCATCAGCCTTGATCTTGATGAAGTGATGGAACCCGGCTGGCGCGAGGAGATCGAGCGGGTATGGCAGCCTGACACCACGAACCTCTGGTATTTGTTTGACTGGGGCAGCGGGCTTACGTTCCCTCACCACAAAATCCACAGCCGTGCGGGCTATCACTGGCATCATCCTTGCCACGAAGAAATCCGCATTGATCCTCGCATGCAGGAGGTGACTGCACGCACTGATGCGTTGCTGGTGACCCACCATCCTGACCCGACCAAGAGCCGTGGCCAATATATGGAAATCCTTGAGGCCGCAGTGAAAGAAGACGCCAGCGATCCCACTCACTATTTTTACTATGCGCGCGAATTGACGTTCTACCGGCGGTGGCCAGAGGCGCGTGATGCCCTGACCCACTATCTGGGTATGAACGGTGCCAGCAACCAGAACGAGCGCTGCTACGCCATGCGCTTGCTGGGGCAGACGTACAATTCAATGGGTGATCAGGCTTCAGCCGAGAAGTGGCTGCTTCAGGCTGCCGGCGAGGGGCCGAACACTCGAGAGCCTTGGTGCAATCTGGCTATGCTGATGTATCAACAGAGCCGGTGGCATGAGTGCTATGCCTACTCGTTCCGGGCTTTGACCATCACGGTTCGTGCGTTGGTTTACACTGGCGATCCTGCTGTCTGGGGCTACTGGGCGCATGATCTGGCGGCTGTGGCGGCTTGGAACCTGGGGCTGAAAGATGTTGCCAGGGAGCAGGCCAAGCTGGCATTGGATCACGCGCCTGACGATGAGCGCCTGAAGGCCAATCTCGCATTTATGGAGAATAGTGATGTTCGCAGCGTTAATACCGGCACTATTACCGATCCTGGGCGACACCTTGAAGAGGTTCTTCCCTGACCCTGAGCAGGCGGCCAAAGTCCAGCAGGAGCTTACCATGGCCCTGCTGGCCAATCAGGCGGTCATGGATCAGGCTGCTGGGGACATCGTCAAGGCTGAAGCCCAGTCTGAGCATTTCCTGGCTGCATGCTGGCGGCCTATTCTGATGCTAACTTTCGGGGGCTTGATTGTGGCCCGCTGGCTTGGCTGGTCGGCCCCTGGGATTTCTGATGCAGAAGTATTAAAACTGTGGGATATAGTCCAGCTTGGGCTTGGCGGTTATGTGATTGGCCGCAGCGCAGAGAAGATTGCGCCGTCTATTGCTAAGGCGATTTCGTCAAGAAACTAAGGGGCTGAGTAGATGACCACTGGACTGACATATGCGACATATGTGGACCAGATTGCCACCATGGCAGTGGTGCCGGCTACTGACCCCAATTTCGTGGCTATTTTGCCGTCGATGATCACGTATGCGGAGAACCGCATTTATCGTGATCTGGATCTGCTGACCACGGTATCTACCAACAGTACCTACGCTCTGGCGAACGGCACGAGGTCTTTGACCTTCGCCATAGACGCCTTCATCACCATCCAGGAGGTGAACGTGATCACCCCTGCCGGCACTACTACCCCTGACAATGGTTCTCGGGTGGCTCTGCTGCCGGTGACCAAGGAGTGGGTAAACCGGGTCTATGGCAGTTCGACCAACAAGAGTGTGCCGAACTTCTTTGCCATGCAGACACAGAACACGTTGCTGTTTGCGCCCTGGTCTGACGGGGCTTACACGTTGGAGATCGTGGGCACGGTGAGGCCTGCTTCTCTGTCTGCCGCAAACGCCACCACCTTCATCTCGACCTACTTGCCTGATTTGATGATCATGGCATCGATGATCTACCTCGCAGCCTTCCAGCGCAATTTCAGTTCCGCAATGGCGAACGATCCTCAGATGCCGGTGACGTATGAGACGCAGTATCAGACGCTGCTGAAGAGTGCGATGGTTGAGGAGTACCGGAAGAAGTTTGAGTCCAGTGGGTGGACCTCAATGTCGCCTGCTGTGGTCGCATCACCGACCAGGGGGTAATCCATGCCACATTCAACTCTTAAGCTAATCCCTGGCGTTGATGAAAATAGGACGATGGCGCTGAATGAGGCGGCGTTGTCCTACAGCAATCTGATCCGCTTTGTGCCCGATAGGCAGGGGATTGGCTTGCCGCAGAAGCTGGGTGGGTGGACGCAGTACGGTTCTGTCACAGGCACGCCAAGGGCTTTGTTGGCCTGGGAGGACATGAACTATGTGAAGCGGCTGGCGATCGGCTGCCAGACCACTGGCGATGCTGCTATTGGCGCGCCTCTCTATGTTTTGACAAATAATGTTGTAGATCCCATTACACCCCAGTGCGACACGCATAATGTTGCTGTGGCGGTGAGTACAACAAGCGGCTCTAATGTCGTTACCATTACCGACACTGGAAGCAACATTACGTCCTTTGATGCTGTGTTTATTAAAACTCACATCAGCATTG